ATTCAGCCGCTGACCATTTGCCAGACTCGGCGAGTGCTTTTGCGAGTGCCTTGGTGTCTTGCCATCCAGCCTGACGCAACATTGCAACGGTAATGCGTGACAATGGCGCGAGTCCGTCTTCGTAGGCGCTGACGGCGCGATTGCTCATACCGGCGGCGTAGTTGTAGCCGGTCATTGGTTGAATCCTTTTTTGTTGGGCTTCACTACCCAGTCAGTACGAGCGTGCCACTTAGTCCACTCCTCGCCGTAATATTCACCTAATTCTCGACTCGCCGCAAAAAAGGCATCGAGCGCGTTTCTCTGCAATATTTCACACTCTTTTTTCGGTGCGCCGTACAACCAGCGGCAGCTAAAAGCGACATGAAATATGTTATGTAAACGATTGAAATTGCGCCATAGGCGCAGGGCTTTCTTAGTGGTTACAGGCATTGTCACTGTGTGGCCAGCCATTCCGGGCAAATCTCCGCTCCTGGCAATGGCGATATAATGAATTTCAACGGCGGTCATTTTGAGCCCCTTGAGTCTTGAAGGTTCCACGAGTGGTAGTAATCGCCTTCAAAACATAAGGACGTATCGGAAATGGTGGCGCTGACGCCTGGCGGGATCAAGTCGCTGTCAGTAATAAATTTATCTAACCACATCTGCGCCGCCCGGCGGTGATTCTCGGCACTTTCAAGCTCATAGTCCCAGTCGTAAGTGATACGGTGTGGGCTGTCGGTCCTCGCGTTCTGGCCGTCTGTGCAAATAATGCGCGTGCCTCTGTGGTTTGTCGGCCCGGTATATCGGGTTCTAATTGAGGAAAGTGTGTTGAAATCTCTCATTGTTTTATCCTTTCGGGCCTGATTGCCCAGTGTGGTGCAAGGGCGCACCCTGCAACGCCTCCCGAGAGAGGCGCTACCGGCTGAGTCCTTACAAGTAGGCCGGTTGTTGCCATGTTTGGTTGATATCGTCTCCGCGTTTAGGCATTAACAGCGCGAAGCCGTCGACCTCATGGCTCTCGATAACTGCGGCGCTAGTATCATTTGACCGGATATGAATAGACCCGGCACCTAATTTGGCGAATGTATCGGATACAGTTTTAACCAGTGCGGGGTCAAAATTCACTGGCTCTGCGCTTGATACTTCATTCGGAATCACGTTGCGCCAGTTTGGGAAAGTAAGGTCTGGGCAAACAACATTGAAGGCCGTATTCTGGATGCGGACAATTACCGGACCGGAAAATTGCGTGTGGGTTGTTGGCCCCATTGTAGAGACTCCAGCCTTCTCAACATTGACAATCTTGGATTCTTTCCGATTTGGCTTTGCTGCCTTGATAATCTCGGTCGAAACAGGCAACAAAAGCGGGTGCACTACCAGCCCGTCAGAATCATGTAGAACAATCATTGTAGAGCCATTGGTTGCAATAACCAGGGCACCGTCAGTACACGGCTCAAGTCGGATTGACTGTAAAGACGGCCTATGCTGGTCCTTTGAACAGTAAGCGCTTGCGGCGTGAATCAATGAAGCGTCAATTCTTGCTAATTGCATTTTTAATCTCCGTTAGTGGGCATTTGCCCGTCTGAGTTGTGGTGCAAGGGCGCACCCTGCAACGCCCCTCGAAAGAGGCGCTAAAGGTTGCGGCGTTTCCGTCAATACTTGCGGAATCCCATTTATTGCCCACAAAAAAGCGGGCGTCGGGAAAACTGGCGACAAAATCAAGTGCGACGTCCTCAGCTGTAAGCAATGACGGTGAAGACGTGATGAAGTATCGTTTCCCCTGATATTTTGCTGTTATTGGCATGAAATGGAAATTAGGGTTTCCGTTTGTATTTTTGGGGCAATAGTGTTTAAGCTCGCGAGTGGTCATTGTTTGGCCCTCCAGCCTTTATATTGAGCCTTTCCGCGCTTTGCGACTTCCATATTGTCAAGCGTTTGTTTAATAAATTCGGCCCTCACCTGGGCGGCTTTTGCTGGATCGTTCTGTGTTAGCCCACACGCTTCCAGTTCTTTGTCGACCTGGGATATATCGCAGCCGTGACTGATAAAGTCGGCGGCCCATTCTTGGGGGGTTGCTATTATCGTCATTATTTCGCCTCTAGTTTGAGCCTGGCAATTACTGGAATCGCGAGGAGTGGAATAAGACATCCGACGACAATGCCGAGCGTCATGTGAGTCAGTGCGGGGTCAAGAATAGCGCCTAAAGCGTCTGAAACTGTGTTACCAATTCCAGCGCCGACAACAGCGCCGAGTCCTATTTGTAAGCGTTTGGGCAGGAATCTTTCGACCTCCAGGCCGGTAACAGCGCCCACAATCAAGACGGCGTTATCGATGAAGCCGAAGACTAGACCGTCCATTATTCGGACTCCACGTATGCGGCAAACGTGTAGCCGGTGGAGATAGTGCCTGGAATAACCGGGTTTTTAGTGGCGTGTTGCTGTGCGTCGTCGAGTAATGCGGGCAATGCGCCGCTACCTTCATACGAGTCCGTTTCGATCACGTTGTCGTTTTTGTCGCACAAATCATAGTCAACCAAGTCTCCGTTTGGAGCGAAAGCCGCAACAATAAGGTCGAGATTTTCAGGCAAACCATGACACTGCCAACTATCCTTAAACGTGTCGATCGCTTCGCGTTCTATAGTAATTATTTTCATTTCACGGACTCCACGGTAATAATGAGTGCGCCGACAAAGATTACGAACGCGCCGCAGGTCATTAGAAAATGGTCAAAAGTGAATGGCAAACCCTGCATAGGGCCGATAACTGCCCATAAACAACCGGACAAACATAGTGCCGCGCTTGTTAATGTGGTAAAAAGTGCCAGGTTCGGGATAAGTCTGTTCGACTTCATTTCTACAACTCCACAAAAAAGGGTGAATTATTGGGAGGAAAGAACGCGGCATCACAACCGGAGAAAGTCGCGTCCGAATTGTAATGGAAGTCTGACCGGCGATAAGGGTTGTAATGGACTTCAGTTCCGCCGTCTGAGGCTTCAGTAGACACGAAATAGCAATCAATCCACGCTACGACTTCTCGGGACTGCTTGTTTTTAATACGCTCTGCACCCTTGACGGATATATGCGGTGTAGCGTTTGAAACGGTGAGTTGGTCGTAGTGGCCTTCAAGCCGCCAACCTTTCGGAGTCCTGGTGCGGACTGACCATAGTTTTGTCTTCAGGTTCTTGTAGACTTGGATTTGTTCGCCGATATTTGGCATTTTATTCCCCCGTGGGTGAATGGGCCTAAGCCCGAATCAATAACTGAGAGTACCAAACTGGTCAGAGATAGTCAACTAAATAGGTAGACAATGGCAAAAAGAATTAACGCAGAACACGACGCCAAAACACGCAGCAAGATTCAGACTAGTCAGCTAGTTAACCGATTGATGAAACACGCTAATGGTGAGGTCAAAATGGAACAGACTCAGGTAAGAGCGGCGGAAATACTTCTACGCAAGACTCTCCCCGATTTAACAGCTACCGAGATGAAGGGCGAAATGCGGAATTTCGTTATATCGGCAGAACCGCTAACGGAGGAGGAATGGGTCATAGAGTATGGGCTTCCCAATTGAGAACTTTCACCGGCTGGCGTGAAAATTCGTTCTCGTTCTGTTCTCGTCAATGAATGACGTCATAGCCCGTCCTCAGCCTGGTCCTCAAAAGGCCATGATTGATTGTCCGGTAGGTGAGCTGTTGTTCGGAGGTAGCCGCGGAGGAGGAAAGACCTACGCCTGTTTGTTAAAGTGTGCCTTGGGTGCGGCCAATAAACATTTTAACGCGGTATTTTTTCGGCGGGAGCTTCCAAGTCTTGACGATGCGATTGAGGAGTCTAAGGCTATTTACCCTCAATTGGGCGCCCATTGGAATGAGCAACGCAAGCTGTGGCGTTTCCCGAATGGTGCCCGCGTCCGCTTTCGGCCATTAGAGACAATCGCTGACGCGGACAAATATCAGGGACAGAACATCTCGACGGCGGTCATTGAGGAGGCAGGGACGTATCCCGACTCTCTCGTAATTGACAGGATGCAAGGTGCGCTACGTTCGGCGTATGGGCTGCCCACGCAGTTAATCCTAACCGCTAATCCTGGCGGCGTAGGGCAGCAATGGATCAAGAATCGATACATCGACGATTGCCCGCAAGGTATGCAGGTGTGTGAGCGGAACGTCGGCAGAGGCAAGAAGCGCCGGTATGTTTATATCCCGTCGCGTATCGCGGATAACAAGATACTTCTACAAAATGATCCGGATTATATCGATCGCTTACATTTAGTCGGCTCCGACGCTCTAGTTAAGGCATGGCTTGAAGGTGATTGGAATTCCATTCAAGGGTCCTTTTTTGATTGTTGGAATGAAAACCACATCATCAAACCCATCCCCATCCCCGCATACTGGCTCCGGTTCCGGTCATTCGACTGGGGCAGCGCAAGTCCTTTTTCAGTCGGATGGTGGGCCGTTTCGGACGGAAGTGAGGTAGACGGCCAGGTATACCCAAAAAATTCACTTTTACGTTATCGTGAGTGGTATGGGGCGAAGGGTCCGAATATTGGTCTGAAGTTGAGCAACGACCAGATTTCTGAGGGGATTCGATCCCGCGAAAATGAAAAAATCTCGTATGGGGTTGCCGATCCGTCGATTTTTATCTCTCAGGGCGGTCCTTCCATAGCGGAACAGATGGCTAAACAGGGCGTTATATGGAGAAAAGCCGACAACAGGCGGGTAGGCAAGCAGGGTGCGATGTCGGGCTGGGCAGAAATGCGCTCCAGGTTGATTGGTATTGACGGAAGGCCCATGATATACACATTTTCCAATTGCGTGGATTCCATACGGACAATTCCGACCTTACCGCATGACACTGTGCGGTTGGAGGACTTGGATACAAGGAGCGAGGATCATGCGGCAGATGAGTGGCGATATGCGTGTATGTCTAGGCCGTGGACGATAAAACAGCCTTCTACGCCGGAAACGATTATTAAACAGCCGACATTTGATGAAATGTTAAAGTACACCGAACAGGTTAGAGGATTAAATTGATAAACGAACACGATGATATCGTCCAACGCTGGCGTCACGAACTGACGCTTGCGGAAAGGCGTGAGCAAAAGTGGCGCAAAAAGGCTGAAAAAATTGAAAAACGGTACCGCAATGAGGGTACGGTAAAGCACAAGACTTTCAATATCCTGTGGGCAAATACTGAGACTTTGCGTCCCGCGCTATACTCGAACACGGCAAAACCGGATGTACGCAGACGTTTCGGGGCTGGGGATACTGCCGCCAGAGGCGGGTCTATGGTTATAGAACGGGCTATCGAAGCGATGATTGATAGCTCCGAATTTGACGTGGCAATGGAGCGCACTGTTCAGGATATGCTTCTGACGGGTCGAGGTGTCGCCCGAGTTCACTATAAACCGAAGTATGAAATGATGTCTGTCCGTGGAGAACTGACGGAGGTCCGTGACGGCACCGATCCGTTGTCCAGATTTCTTGACGAGAACGGGGAAGAACAAGCGGCACAATTTGATGATAATGGAGCATTTTTCTCTATCGAAGAGGAAACACTGGTAAATGAGACGGTAGAGGTCGAGTTTGTGCCGTGGGATCAGATAAGGTTTGGCCCTGCAAGGCAATGGTCCGAGGTTAACTGGATGGCTTTTGAATCTATCCAGACCCGTGAAGACCTGATTGAGAATTTCGGGGATAAAGGGAAAACTGCCCCATTGATGATTCTCCCAGACGGCTACGATCCAGATTTGCCAGATGATATAGTAAAACGATGTAGGGTCTGGGAGATTTGGGATAAAAGAAAGCGCGAAGTTATCTTTATCGGGGAAGGTTCAAAAGAGCCTTTGGATGTTCGTGATGACCCGCTGAATTTAAAGAATTTCTTCCCGATACCCAGGCCGCTGTATTCGATAGAGACAGACCGGACTATGCTTCCTGTCCCAGAGTTTGATTTATACCGGGATCAGGCAGACGAACTGGATGACATCACCGGGCGTATTGAGCATTTGGTAAGTATGTTAAAAGTTCGCGGTGTATATGATGCGGCGAATGAAGAGTTAGGAAATCTGTTCAAGACCAGTGAAGGGACGATGATTCCGGCCCATAACTGGCAATCCTTTTCTGAGCGGGGCGGTTTCAGAGGTTCGATGGATTTCGTACCTATCGAATCCACGGCTCAAGTTTTAGTCGGTATGTACCAGGAGCGGATACGTCTGATTCAAAGTATTTATGAGCTTACGGGTATATCGGATATCCAACGAGGGGCGACCGATCCCAGGGAAACAAAGGGTGCACAATTACTGAAGGCACAGTTTTCCTCCTTACGTTTGATGCCCAGGCAAAAGAAAGTCGAAAGATTCGTAAGGGACTTGTTCCGCCTGATGGCAGAAATTATCGGGGAAGTGTTTTCTCCAGAGACAATGACCAAAATGACGGGTTTGAATGTATCACCGGAAATTCTGGAACTGCTGAGAGACGACGACTCCTATCAGATTGAAGTGGAAACAGACACGACTGTGCTGGCGGATGAAGCGGCAGACAAAGCGGCTGTTGGAGAATATCTACAGGCTGTCGCCGGATTTATGCAGATGCAAGCGCAGGGTGGTATTCCCCGAGAGGTTGCATTAAAGATATTGTTATGGGCTTCCAGAAGGTTCAAGGTTTCCAGAGAGATCGAAGACTTGATTGAGATGTCGCCACAGGAAAATACCACAAATCCAAAAGACCAAGCGACGATTATGAAGGAGCAACAAAAAGCACAGATCGCACAGCAACGTCTACAACTTGACGCGGCGAAACTTACCAGTTCCGAGAGATTGAAGTTGAAAGAACTTGAACTGAAGGAACAGGAATTGGAACAGGAAAAGATGGCAATTTTATTCAAAGCACAGGCGGCTCTGGGTGCGTAAGACTTACGTTATAAGAGACGGGAAGCTGGTGCCAAAGCATCAGTCGAAGTCAGATGTTCATAACGTAATTGGCGATTTGGACCCGTATGAGTCAATCGTTACGGGTGAAATGATTGGCGGCAGACGGCAACATCGTGACCATTTAAAAGACCACAACTGCATCGAAGTTGGCACAGAACAGCCCAAATGGATGAGGGACAGAAATGATAGACGAGACTGAAACAGTAGAAGAAGAAGTTACCGAGGCTCCGTCAATTGGTGACGATCTGCGCGAAGCTCTTGCCGCTGCGGAAGAGTCCCAGGAAGAAGTAAAAGAAGAAACGACAGAAGAAACGACAGAAGAGATTCCTGAAAAGGATGTAGCGCCCGACGAGGGGGCTGAAGAGGTCACGGGGGCAGTTGCGCCCGAACATTGGCCGACAGAGGAGCGTGAAAG